AATTAAATTCTATTCCTTTATATTATAAGACTTTTAGACCTATTCAAATAATAAAAAATGCCTAAGAAAATTTTCAGTAAGTTATTGTTAACTCAAATACGCTAAGCACTCACTAAAATTATACCTATAATGTTGAGAAAAATCAATTAAAACTGTTAACTATTTCCGAAATATTTTAAAGTTTACACAAACCGAAGGCATTTAAAAGCAAATATTTAAAACTAGTCTTATAAAATAAGGTATTCATCACACAAATAATGATAACCGGTATATAAGCAAACAAACTGCTGACAAAATCGCTTTAACACAAGCTGGTTTAAAGCACTTTAGTTTTTGTAAGCTTGCCCTTAGGCTGTTCATCTTCAACCCTCTCGGCATAGTCTAAGGATATAAGTTCCATTGCTCTTTTGTCCGAGCACTCAAAAACTTCATTTACAGGACGGGTAACGCAGCCGTTCTGCCGGTCGTTAAATGCTGTTGTTACTCTGATTTTCATTCTGTCACCGCCTTTTAACATTCTAAACTGGTCGAAATTGATGGATTTAAATGCAATAAAAAAGCACCTTATAATCAACATTACTGTCGGTTATAAAATGCTTAATGCGTAAATTTGTGCTGTTTTTGTTAATGAGGCATAACAAAACCGCCCTTGTTACGGAGCGGTTAGATTAAGCAATTATCTACCAAAGCATCATGAAGAGCCTTTTCTCGGATTTCAAGAAATTCCTCATATGCTTTTTTTACATTAGAAGGAGCTTTCTCTTCATCTAACACATACCTTAAACCATCAAGTTTTAAATAGGGCTTAATAATCTCAAATTTCAAATTTTCCTGTTCAGAAGGTATTAGTCTCATAAAATCACTCTCCTAACAATATCTTTACTCGATATTCATCAAAAATTTCATCAAATTCAGGTTTTATTCCCATCATTTTCCTATAGGCATACTCGCTTATATCATTCATATTATAACCGCTGCTTATCAATTTTTCAATCTTTGGAGCATAAATTTTATTAAGATAATCGCAATATGCGTTATAATCGGTAATTTCGCCGAATCTTTGTCTGGATTTCTCGGCATCTTGCCAATGGATAAGTTCATGAAGTACCGAACTCAATTCACTGTCAGGAGACAAGCAAATGGTTTCTGCAATTCGGCTAAATTCTTAGTTGTAAAATAAGCTGAATTTACAGTTAAAACATTATCAGTCGGTATGTAAGTTGCAACTGCATTTTTGCCCATTTCTTCGGGCGATAATATGCAAATAGCAAGTTTATTTTCAGATTTGCTCTGTACATAGTATTCTGCAAACTTTTTTGCCTTGTGTTTAAGTTTTTCACGGTACCGCCTCTCTTTATTAAAAATTCTAAAAATAAGCAAAAGAAAAGACAGCACATTTCTGTACTGTCTTGTAACGGGCACTCGGATTTGCACCAAAGACCTCTCAAAGATGAGCGTACTCCTCTTATACTATGACCCGCTAACTCTATTATTCCATATTTTGTTTATTAAGTCAACCATTATTATCAAGCGTTACATATACCCGACCTTTAGTCATCGTTTCTATCGGTGCAGTTACCACACCTTCGTTAATCTTGATAAATTTGATATTACCTGATTGATACACTGTGTGATATTCCGTACCGTACTTCTTGCCATTATCACTTATACCACTCGAAGAGCCTCGTCCGCCCATTACTCTGACCTCCTGAATTTCTCTTGAAATGATTTAACATGAATAATATTTCCTGTACATTCTTCGGGAACTCTGCCGCAGAAGATAATAGCTTCAGGCTGTAAGCGTTTTATCATTTCGTTGTAGCCTTTCAAAAACAACTCTTTTGCAATCTTGCTTTTCTGTGTTCCAACGCTTGATATTGCAACTGTTCCACCAACAGGCTCGCCATCAAAACACCATTCAAAGCTCTTTTCATCGCTCCAACAAATTGTAGGTATCACCTCAATGCCGTGAAGCTGTAAATATGCTCCTGCCCAATGCTTACGGTAATGATTATAAATTTACAACGCTCTCGGATAGTCAGCGTAAAGGCTGAAATCAGGTGACAAAACGCAATTGTATTTTTGTAACAATTCTATGTACCTGTCAGGGTTATTCCACAGGCGTTCAAATTGGTAATCATCAAGGAAAAAATGGACGCCGCAATCTGTGTGCTTGCTGCTCATAGCCTCGTTAAAACCAATAAAATTACTCTCTTTTATTTTTGTAGGCTCTTTTCCTTACCTAAACTTTTATTATAGAGCCATATTTTTTCACACCAAAATCAAAAACAAGTGGCAACCTAGTCCATCGCCACTTGTTTAAATCAATTTTCTTTTTACGGTTTTACCCCAACTATTGACACAGAGCCCTTTTATTAGGTGCAATAAAAAGCGGCAGGTCAGCACAAACCAACCTGCCGCTAAAATGCAGTAAGTATGAAATTTTTAAATTAAATCAGTAAACAAACAGCTCTTCTCTTTTCCTAAAGTAGACAACATTTACAAATATCATAACTACGCTTGTTATAATTGACGGGACAAAGCTAATAAAGCCCAACAGGCCGGTTTCAAACGTAAACATTATAGATATGCCATATAAAAGACCTATTACCAAATTAAGCACATACATCAGTATAAACAAAAACGGGCCTCGTCTTTTAAAGCCTGAAAGCTGAAACCTTGTGAATATCGCATAAGCGGCAAGTGCTATAAGCAAAACGCCGTAAATAACATCAATCATTTTTGCAGTTGGATAGAACATATATAGCGCCTCTACATCACTCATAGTCATATCCTCACCTAAATATACGCTTCCTGTTAGATATGTAACAGCTGTAAATATGTTTATTGCCGCATTTGCAAACAGCATAAAGTAAATTAAAAATTTAAACCACGCCATAGGGTAGTCACCGGCATAACCGGGACACGGTTTACTGTGTGACCTTTGTGAGGTTACAGTTGGATTATTATTCATATATGCAGGACGCCCTTGTTGATACGGTGAGTGTCCATACGGCGATGTATTCTGTCCATACCGTGACTGTCCGTATGGTGAGGTGTTCTGCCCATATGTCGACTGTCCGTATGGTGAGGTGTTCTGTCCGTACTGCGACTGTCCGTATGGTGAAGTGCTCTGTCCATATGTCGACTGTCCGTATGGTGAAGTGCTCTGTCCGTACTGCGACTGTCCGTACTGCGATTGACTATATTGACTATTCGACTGTTGTTCCTGGGCAGCCTGCTGTGAATTTCCCGCCTGCTCTTGAGCTGACTGCTGTGAATACATTGACTGCTCCTGTGTCGGTTGCTGTGAATAGCCCGACTGAACAGCTGCTCCACAATGCGGACAAAAAGCCTTTGTTTCATCACACTGTTTGCCGCAAGATGTACATTGCATAAAATCCCTCTTTCTTTATCCTCAATATCTTTATAATAATGTTTTCTGCATACACATTATACAGTATGCCGTCAACAAATATTGCATAACTACTTATATAATAAAGCGTCTGTCATGCAGATTTTTTATTATATGTATAAACATTATACAATTCTTTCCAGTTAGTATAATATCACAGTGTTTCTTGCAAGTCAACAAAATGCATTTTTATGTATCTAATATCTTCTTCATGGTTATGGAAAATACAATAATACCCTGCACAGAAGTTTCCGGTACTGCAATAACCCACGGCTTATTGTAAAAAATTTACAAATTCACACACAAAAAAGGCTGTAGAAACGAATTCTACAGCCTTTATGGCTCCCCCAACTGGGCTCGAACCAGTGACATCATGATTAACAGTCATGCTACTAAATTTTGAAAATGGCTTACCTATGCGGTTTTTTAGGTATCAAAAATTAATCTGTAGTAACAGTGTAGTAATTAATTTAACTAAAAATCATTTCATTTTGCATATAAAAAAGCCCGTCCTGCTTACTACGAACAGGACGGGCTTAATATGTTTATTCTGTTTTACTCTCTACCGTGTTTTTTAGCCGGCTAATCATATTTGTTAAAAAGCTCGGCAGTGGTACGCCGATTTTCCCCAAGTTTTCGAGTATACTTATTAACTCGTTAATAATAAGCCATATGGTAACAAGCAACCCGAAAGCCATTGTACAGTTGCTCTCTACGCCAATTTGCGCCATACCCGCATATAACAAGTAATCAACTATGGCGCCAACACCTACAAGAGCTATGTAACAAAGCTTTTTAACTATGCCAAATATACCAACACGACTATCTAATCCTGTTGTCTTTTTGGCGTAAATCAGACCAGTTATGTAATCAATAGCCATTGCGATAGCTAAAACAATAAAAGGTATTGCAATAACTCCAAAATATGCAGACACTCCTGTTATAATCACAGTTATTATGCCCTGTACTACATTCTCTTTCACTTCGTCAACCTCTTTTCAATTAAATTGTTGATTGCGTTAATGACACCCTTATCAACGATGCCCGATTGCTTTAGACATGCGATTTTTTGAATCTCTTTAACACATTTTTCTGTGCCGGTGCCGAAGCCGTTTTTGCTGTCACAGTTGCTCTTGATAATGCCTGCCGTGTGTGCTGTTTGCAAGCTCCTCTTGACCGCATATACGCCTAAATTAATGTCGCCTTTTACCATTGTACCGCCGATAGAAACGTTGCTCAAGGCCTTGTTTATAGCGTTTCTAAGAGCCGTGATTGTGTTTTTACCGGCAACGCCGTCCCGCTCAAGCTTGAACTTTTTCTGCACTTCCAAGGTTGCCTTGTAAGTACCGCCGCCAAAGCTGTTTGTATTGTCTACCTTGGACTTAATTATGCCCAATTTCTGACCCTGCTGCAGCAATGACTTATACGCCAATACTCCGTCTGATTTATCACCCTTTTTAAAATTCATTTCGTCGTCCTCCTTGTTTGCACTTGTATAGTTTGGTCTATAATAGCCGTTAATTTTGCCGCTTGTGCGACTATATTGCCTATACGCAACTACGCTATAATCTGCACTGTCGCTTCCTGTGTTGCCCTCTATCGTATAAATATAGCTGCTGTCAACCGCATAAACATATCCAATATGATTACTATAATATTTATCCTGTCCCGGCACTCTGCCTATACCGTTCCATGTAAATACAACGATGTCGCCAGCTCGTGGCCGTGTACCACCTGCACTATACTCACTTTCATACCATGTGCCTTTTAGTCCTGCTGCTATACTTTCACGCGGCACTGAGCCTGCACCGTCAGATTTTATAATATATTTACCTAAACCATTTACCTGGTTAAATAGCCAGCTTATAAAAACCGCACACCAGTTTACGCCGTAGTAGTCGCTTGTACGGTTGTAAAACCACTTGCGGTATTTGCTTCCGTTGTTTCCTATTTGACCTTTTGCAATTCTTGTTAGGTCGTCAATTACTGACATTTGTTATCACTCCTAATTTTCAGCAGCACAATATGCTGCTTTTATTTTTTAACCTGTTTTAATTACAGAGAATAGTTAAATTCTCCTGTTCCTTTGTTGTATAAAAGCTCATTACTGATTTTGTCATAAAAGCAAGCGACTTTGTCGCATTTATAACCACCTCTAGTCCTAGTCTAAGCTGTAGAACACTTGATAATGTGATACAAAGACTTGTGCAGTTGACTGCACAAACAGACCAATTGCATTAAGACTAAAGTCTTTGCCCGCTGTAGGTCTACGAGCAATGAGCCACAAGTCTTGCCACTTGTTACTCTCTGCCAGCTGCCAATATACATTGCTTGCGGTGCCTGATGTCAGGTTGCTTGTTACAACACTCGCAGGATGTATGTAGTCGCCGTTAACATTTAATCTCCAACAAGGCACGATTTTGGCACTGCCGCCTTGTGCCAATAAGGCACGTATCTTTATTAACACAAGCTTGTCCCCGTCACCGTCAAGAGTTATTGTTTTTGACAGTTTGCCATATGCTCCAAGTGCACCATTGCTTGCAAGTGTAAGGCTTGTATTGTCAACACCAATAGTACCCGTGTTGACTTTTGACCAATTTGCCGTATCCTTAAAATTTTTGGCGTTAATCATAATATTGTTTGCTTGGTTTGGGTAGCACATAAGTGCTGTTAGGTTATCTTGACTTTTGCTTATTGCCGCTGTTAGGTTATCTTGATTTTTGCTTATTGCCGCTGTAACATCCGCAATATCACTTGATAAGTCAGATATACCTTTATCCATAACATTTAAGTTATCTGCATTAAGCGGTGTTGTGTATGTGTTTGTCCAATTAACTCGTGTGTAGTTTGTCATTATATCGCCTCCGAATCATAACCTGTTTGTACTTTTTCGCCCTCCGCTGAAAATTCATGCGTCAAGTTTGCTATGCCTGTTATTCTTTCCTTTAATACAAAGCTGTTTACATATTGTATATCATCGCTTGAATTAAAGCCTGTTGCAATCTTAACCTTGACGCCAAGCGTTGTGCAAATTTGAGTTGGGTCGTCGATGCTTGAGAAATCGTCGTCCATTTTTAAAGCAAACGGACGGTAGCAGTAGTCCTCGTACAGAAGTCTGCCTGATTGTTTGTACGCTAGATTCTTTCCAAAGCAGCTTGCGGTTGTACTATCGTTACAGCAATTAGCTACTACATTGTCTTTGCAATAGTAACAGCTTGCTTGTGCAGACGATGTTTTTCGGCCATAAATATATCGTTTATTATCGCCGTAGCACAGCACTATACTGTCAAAAGCTTGTGTTTCGTATTCCTCGAACGACAGGCTTTCGTACCTTGATATAGACATCGTATAAGGATGCGATAGATTATTTGTGATGTCTACAACTAAAAACTTGCCTTCTTCGTCAATATATCCAAAGCCACCTGTTAGCTCACATATTGACCTAAGCACATCAATTGCTAATAAACTGCCCTTATAGTTGCTATTTACTAATGTAGAACTTAAATTAAGAGCTACTTTGTCGTTTCCGTTGCTTCCGTAAGGGTTACCGTTGAGCTGCAGCTCACTTAACTGTGAAGAAAATAAGCTTGATGTCAGGTCAGAAATTTTAGCATCAGGTGAATGCAACGCAAAATTATAAAACCACGTGTACACATTTTTGTTGCCCAGCGTATACAAGTCGTCATACGCTGTAATTTTAACTATCTGCCTATCATTCTGCCTCTTTGCCGTATCTACTGTACCGGTGAAGAGATATCTCGTTCTTTCTCTTGTGAAGTGCTTGCCCGGATATAAGTCGTTTGACGGGTATGTGCTTGTACTCGGAAATATAACACTTTGTGCACCGTATATTTCAAATGTTTCATACAGCTTTGCTGTAATCTTCTTACCCTGTACCTTGTTAGCCTGCACATCTATAAGTTGAATTTCAAAGCTGCTTGCTATGCATCCGCCCAGCTTGAAATTACCGTCGCACAGCGAGCGAGTTATAACCATACTTTCTGCAATGATATTTTCGCTTTTAATTGTAAATTCTACAACACCCGGGGTTGCGAAGCTTAGTTCCAGCCGCCTGTTCAATAAAACCGCCATATATTTTCACTCCTTAGTATTCGATGAACTCAATTAAGATTGGCTCGTATACAATATCTGTACTTGATATTTTCCTAACTGTATAGCTAACATCTGTCATATAAAAGTAACCCGTGATATAACTGTTTGTTTCATCGTTCCAGTATGTGATTTGATACTTACGCTCTGTATTGCTTATGATACCGCTTGCCATTGCTATTTGTAACTGTCGCTTTTGTGCCAGTGTAAGTCCCGGTACTGTTGTAAATCTAATCGTCGTCTTATGATTTGAACTTGTTGTGCGATGTAAATCGTTATTATTATCACGATATGCCGCAAGTTCTGTGCGTTGATACGGCAACACTTCGTATGTACTTAATTGTATGTACTCATGCGGCAGTATCTTTCCACCAAAAGCTAATAAATACCCACTGAACGCCATAAAACCACCTCCTTATTGTGTTGCAAAAGCCGACTTGCCGCCGTGTCTGTTTTGATATATTCTGTCCCTGCGTACAACTGTCTTGTGCAAGACTTCGCCGTCAACTTCTAATGATATATGTATATCACCGCCGCCATTTGCATTAACATTTACTTCCTGTAATGCTTCTTTCACCGCCTGCTTCATCGTCGATAGTGGCGATACAACCTCGGCTTCACGCTTATTATCACCAAGAACTGCAAGAAATTCGCCGTAGCTAGCAGGTACCACTGTACCTGTTGCAAGCTTTGGTATTGTGATTCTTTGTGGCATTTTGCTTATTTTGAAGCCTAGCCCGAGTATGTCGGGTATGCTGTTTTGAATATTAGATATTGCGGTTAAAAAGTTATTAACAAAAGTTTCTGTGTTGGCAAGAAAAATATTCATTGGGGTTTTAGTGTCTTCCGCAATGCGCATAAACGCATCTGAAAAGATTTTACTTATTGAGCGTAGTTGACTTCTGATAATGTCAAGCATTTGCACAATGCACCTCGAAAGCCTATTACCTGATTCGTCTATGCCGTTAATTAGACCCTGGACTGTGTAAACTCCCCTTTTGTACATTTCTCTTGACGGCGAATTGATATCTAAGGCAGTATCGTATTCAGACATAACAAGTGAAGCAAGTCCATTACTGTTTTTTACCAAAGCACCTTTGTAAGCTTCTGTTCCTTCCACAAGACCCAAAATTGTGTTTTTGCCTGATTCTTCAGCCGCTTTTTGCAAATTATCAAGGGATTTATATCCGTTTTCAGTAACATCCTGCATATTAATTAATCCTGCATTATACGCCATAAGCACTGCTGCTGCATCTGAAAAATTTCCGTTAAGAACAGATTGAACATCTAACAAATCATCATTAGTCATTGTAAGTTTGTTTACAGCTGCAACACTCTCGTTATATGACGTTTTTAATTCTTCAAGCTTGTTTACTTCTGCGTAATAAGTATCCATTTTTGCTGTCATGCCAGGAGCCGATGTTTTGTATGCTGTCATCCATTCGTTATACGCTTTATTAACTTTTTCTTCCTGTTCTGCCATTTTTTGTTGATTTTCTTTAAGTTCTGTTTGAGCAGCAAGTCTCTTCTTAACATTTTCCGTATACAAATCACTAATAACATTAATACTGGTTAACTGTTGGTATGCATCAATTGTTTTGTTTAATTCTTTTTGTATTTCCTCTAAATCGCCTTTTAATTCAACTTTGCCATCGTCACTAATATTAATATACTTGTTCCATGTATCGCCGAAACCATCTACATTATCGCTAAAATATTTCACGATAGTATTGAGCTCAGCTGCTTCTTCAGGTGTTAATTCTGACTTACTTATTAGTTCTGTCATTTTCTGTTGATATGTATCAATTAGAGCATTATCTGCATACATACCGTCAAGACTATCAAGGGTGTTTCTAAGTGTGTCTTCAATACCACTTGTAGTTTCTTCCAAGTTGTCTTTTATCCTGTCTATTTCTGCAGCAAATTTACCTGCTTCCGAATTACTCCACTCTAGCTGATTATATGTAGTAATTGCAGATATTAAAGCGGTGATTACTCCTGCAAGTATGCTAACCGCAGCAAGCGCCGGATGAGCTTTAAAAGTGTCAAGAAACGCCGAAATTGCACCCTTAACCTTATCAATACCACTTGCTATAGCTTGTCCGGCCTTAAATACTGCAACTGCAGTGCCAAGCCCTATTATTGCTGCCGCAAGTGCATCTATAACATTAGGGCTAATAGAATCTATTATGTCGCCAAGTAGATTTAGTGCCCCTGCGAGTGCCTCGACAAGTGTAGGTACAGCTTTTTCTATTGTCCATTTAGCAAGTGGTAAGAGTACATCTTTGTATGCTTGCTTTAGCTTATCTCCGCAGGCTTTTAGCAGCTTGCGAAATGCCTCGCCTAGGTCTGCTACAGCTGTAACAAGTGGCGTAAGGTCAAGCTTTTCCAACCAATCAAGCTGGATTTTTGACATATCCTTTAAAAAGTCTGTTATGTCCTCAACAATACCGAGGATAGCTCCCCATATTCTTTCGCCGTTTTTGTTTTTGTCCCAGGCTTTTTTTATTTTTTCCCGCAGTGTTTTAGTTGCATTGTTACAGTTGGTAATAATGTTTAGTATATTGGTCCATATTTTTTCGCCTGTACCATTGTTCCACACCCTGCGGAAATCTCTTGCAACAACATTGATAAGCTCAATAAGGCTATTCCATTTATCTATAATAGACTGTACAACCTTATCTCCTAAGCCAGCCTTATTCCACGCTTTGGTGAATGCACCTGCAATATCGCTCACGATATCAAAAACATTACCTAAAAGCTTTTTAATGTTATTGATAACCTTTTCACCTGTACCATTATTCCACACCCGTTTCCACGAATCCGCAACAGCTGTAAGCGCAGTTTTCACCTTATCAAGCGCCCTAGAAATACTGTTAAGCAACTTGCTTGTGCGCTTTTCAAGCTTTCCTGTTGTATCGCCAATAGCATTCGCCGCCGCATTTGCTGCTTTTTGAGCGGGGACTGTATCGTCTGCTGTAGTCGTTGCAGCGTTTGAATTGCTACTTAAAACATTCAGCTTGTCAAATCCTGCAAGGTTGCTTTTAATGTCTTCTGTTTTGTCTGCAACATTGCCAAGCTGTTTTGTCGTTGATTTTGCCTCGTCTGTAAGTGCCGACATCTCAGACGACATATCTGCACTGCTGCTATTGGCAGAAGAAGAATAACCAAACACCTTCTCTGTAAATGATTTGAATTTTTCCGACGCTGTTGTAAGCTTTGAAATTATAGTGTTTAATGATTTAATTATTGGGGTAAAAACATTAATAAGTCCTTGTCCAAGGGTTGCTTTTAGACTGTCAAAACGCAGCTGTAAAACCCTTGTTTGGTTTGCCCAACTGTCCTGCGTTCGGGCAAAGTCACCCGTTGCATTAGCAAGCTGGTCTTGCACAAATGCAAAGCGCAACGAAACCTTTTCAGCTTCCGTCATTTTTGCTGTGGTTTTGCTGTAACCTTTAGCGAGTGCATAGCTGTCAAGAGCTGTTTGCGTCATTACTATGCCCAAGTCTTTTAATGTTTCTGTTTCGCCCGAAAATACAGATTTAAGCTTTGTATATGCTTCGTCCTGCCTGATGTTGTAAAACGAAGCAACATCACCGGCAAGCCCTGTCAATGCTGTTGACATTTCATATGCCTGCTCCTCTGTAAACCCAAAAGCCTCCGCCATTGAGCCGAAAGTACCGACATATTTTTTTGCCATTGTCTCAGATAAACCAAAAGAGCTTGCCGCACTTTTGGCCCATTTGTCGACCTGCTTTGTCATTGCGGGGAATGTTACATCAACGACATTTTGCACTTCCTCCAAGTCAGAACCCAGTTCTATACACTCCTTGCCGAAATTAACAAGGACAGCCAAGCTTAATGCTGCAGCTGCCGCCTTTGCAAGGTCGCTGAACATATTTTTAGCCTTGTCAACACCCTTTGCAATCGTCGAATTTACCTTTGTGAAGCCGTTATTTATTCCTGTAACATCAAGCTTTGTATCGAAATTTAAATATCCGTCAACTGCCAAATGACTATCACATCCTTTCTGTGAAATAAAAACGGGTATAAAAACAGCGCACACCATAAGATGTATGCTGCTGGGGACTGGTATTCGGTTGTTATAGTGTAAAAATTTACGCTAAGTTGTCAATAAATTCCAGTTCTTCTTTAAGCTCTTGCTCTTCTTCCGCTGTGAGTTTTGGTTTTAAGTCGATAAGCTCTCTGTGGGTAATATAAAATTCTCTTTCGTACCTATCAAGTTTTTTACCTTTTGCTTTTTTCGCTCGAATGCTCATAACCTGTGAATACAGACCGTCCCCAACCTCGTTAAAAAGGCCAAGAAACGACCACCAGTGCAAATAATTAACAGACCTTATCTCGTAGCCGGCAACCTTATTAAGCGCGGGAAATATCAGCTGTTCGTCCTGTTCCCAGTCCATAAGCTTTTTAGGTGACTTTTCCTGCTTTGGACCATCTCCGCAATCTAGGAACCACACAGCTCTTTCAATTGCGGCATCAATGTTCTGCGGTATCTCTTTGTACAAGCATTTGAGGCATACCATACATTTAGCAAAATCATCAAGCTGTGGGTCATTAAACGCCTGCAGTATAAGCAGGGCAACACGATAGTCGGAATTGATTTCGTATGTCCTGCTGTCTACTGTAAGGCTTGTCGGTAAAACGCCTATCATTACGCTTTAGGCAGCTGGTGGGTGTATTTCTTTACACCTTCTGCCATTTTCTTTGTTGCACTTTCTATATCGTGTGAAATAATTCGTAACAATGCGTTGAAGAAGCCAAGGAACATAGGCTCACCATTAACAGGTGACAAACAATTTGCTGTGCCAAAAGCAGGCGTAGAAACATCTGTACCAAAAACATAATTCAGCTGTTCCTTCACCTCTTTGTCAATTTCGGATAATTCCGTAAACGCATTGTCAGTTGTTGCGTTATTTGCTCGATTTGACAGCTCTGCAAAAATAGCTTTTGCCTTATCTGCTCTGTCAAAAATGCCATAGTCAGCAGTGTTTATTTTAACAATATTGCTCTCATCTCCGTTAATGGCGTATGTCTTAAGATTTTGATTAAAATTTATGCTTTCCACAGTCATCGCCCTTTCTTATACAGTAGCTGTAAATGTTGGCACCTTATCTACAATAGTTGCAGTGCCCTGCTTGCGGTTACCATCAAAACTAATGTTGTATGGTATATTAACGCCACCCTGAGGGCCACCGTATGACTGTGGCTTAACAATGCAATCCTCAATCCAGGCATCGTAAGGACCTGTTGTTTTATCAACAAGCACTTCAAGAATTTTTGTTTTGCATTCGTCGCCTGTCAGACGATTTAACGCAATGTTTTTAATTTTTGCATAAATGCTATCATCTGTGTTTGCATAATAAGTATCTACAGCTGCACTTGGCTCATAACCCTTATCGTCTGTAACTGTTTCATCAAGGATATTCTTGATAGTGTCCGTGTCAGGGTTAAGCTCTACGCTCATATCCTCTACATCTCTGCCTATTAAAAACCAACTAGGCTCTTTGCTGCCAAAACTTGCGTCAATAAAGTGCATTAGGTAGCTTCTTTTAAGTTTGCCCTTGTTTTCTGTCTCTGCCATAATTAAAATTCCTCGCTTTCAAAAATTTTGTATTGTGCTGTTATTTGCATTTGATACATAACATTACTGTTTAAATTGTCGTTCGGTATTTCGTAAAGCATACCGTTGGCACAGGTTATTTTTGTAAGCTCACCTGCAAGCTCATTGTCGCCAACCGTAACGGTCAGCATTTGCCCTTTCGCCTGTTTTTCAAGCCATAACTGTAACTCGAGCAACAGCCCGCTGTTGGCAAGGCGGTCATAGTCATTAACCGACTGATACACGGCATACAGAATGAATGTGTGCTGCCGCTCCTGATTACCGAGAACATCGGATTTAATCAGCGTGTCGCCTGTTGGAGATAAACCGTAGCTGTCGGTATTGGGGGTTGTATAGTCGATATGCAGGACATCATTCAGCTTCGGAAAGCCTTTCACAATATTCTGCATAAGCTCAATTATATTCACTTTGCCGTACCTCCTGCCACCTTTGCAGCACCTTTCAAAATGATTTGTCTTTTATCCGCTTTCATTCGCTCAAACCACATCTTGCCTGCAAGAGGATGTTTTGCCTTTGAATAGACAAGAGCCGCACCTGTAGGGTGTTTTTTCTTGCCTTTTGGGCTAAAAAAGCCTATAACCTCGCCGTTTTCTATAATTGGGATATTAGGGCCATAAACCTTACCGTAATACAGATACCTTGCATATGGTGTATTCTGATGAATTTCGCCCAAGCCGATAACCGTTGAGAGGGTTGCCGACTTTTCAAGCACGCCGTTTTTGAACGGTGTATAGGGTTTCATCAATCGTAAAACCGTGCTGTCAACATATTTTTGTACCTTTAACACATCGGCATTTTTGCGGATTGCGAACTTTTTATCCCAGAGAAAACCTGCCGTGCCGTTTTTTGACTTGATGACAAAATCGGGCGGTTGAACAATCTTCATGCAATCACCTCGCAGATATTTTTATATGCTGTAAATTAGCTGTGCCATAATCTTTTGTGTCGATTGAGCTTACCGTAGCAAAGTTGTGTTTGGCCTTAAATTGCTTAAGACTATCGGATATACTTTTAGCATTACTATTGTCAAAAACAAATGCACAGTCACCTTTCACAAGCATATCTTTTGCACAGTTCGTTGGTGCATCATCTTTAAACATTATCGGTATATAAACTACCGTACTGTCTGCTGTTTGCATACCCGATTTAAGCACATTTGCCGCCTTACATTCTTGCCAAAAGGCTGCTTTGATATGTATTCGGTCAAAACCTGTTGTAACTGCATTGTATCTGTACAATGTTATATCAGTGTTTGTTTTCATGCTTGTACACCTCTATACAGCAGCCCTGTATTTGATAGCCATTCATAAATGATTTTTTTGATGTCCTTGCTTTGCCTCGCATAAACAGTATCTGTGCTTTCATAAGTCACAGATAAGTCACCTACCTTTTCGGAGGATACGGCTCTGTCGCTTAGCAGCTTTGTATTGTTGTATAACAGTTCTGCCAGTTCGCAGCAACACCTCTTTACTTCGTCTGTAACGCAGTCTGCCGGTATATTTCCGCAAGTATACGCATTTATTATGTTTGTTGCTTTTTGGCTGTAGCGGACAAATGCCGGGGCAGGAATTAGCTCTCCTGCCCATACATTAACATAATAAGCGTTATCAGCGTACAGCATTTTAGCCCTTTGCCGCAGCATGCACATAAATGCCCGCTGTCTTATTTTCATAAACATCTGCAATACCGACCATTCGATAGCCAAACTTGTAACCGTCAGAATCCTGGTTTACAGCCGGCTCAATAACCTTGGTGTCAAGATGCTTAGTAAACTGGATAAGTGCAGGCTTATGAATAATCATAAAATTGATGTTTGACGCATCGGAAGCTTTTTGATAACCGCCCTTAGTCTTACCCGAAGATGTACCGTCAAGCTGTTCAATAGCTGTATAGAAGCGTGTTTGAGGTACTTTTACAATTTTTGCAAAAGCACTTAAGACTTCCTTTGACTTTGTTGTGTCTAAATCCTGGATTAGTCCATATAGGGTTGATGTAATGTAAAGATAACGCTCCTCATAAGGCACTTCGTCTTCGTCCATCTGCGTGGATCCTTTACGGAGTGCCTCAATAACAGCAGCTCCCGTTGTAAGATTTGCCGGAGTAGCAGCGGTAACACCTGTATGACTTGCGTACTGAGCGAAACGGAAAGCATCCAGCTCCGGCACAACCTTTGTGCGAATAAACTCGCCCGAAAGTCTGCCGAAAGCAATGCCGGCAGTTTCAATGTTATCCATAGTATCAACAGTAAACATTCTGCCACGGTCGAAGTTACATTTAACCGTTTCATTTGTAAGCGTAACATCGCCGCCAACATATCCGCTGTTACGGGAATAATTTGCAAGTCCGTCCATACTAATCATCGGTATAATAAGTTCATTGGAGTTTGCCCCTGCCGTTGCAAGGTCGGACGCACCGTCAAGCTCGCTTGTAAGTGAACTTTGCTTGTAAACCTCATCAAGCAAAGTAGTGTAAGTTTTAAAAAGTGCAATAGAATTTGCCATAAATTTTCACCTCATTAATTATTTTTCGTCTGTACTAAGTCCCATTGCCGCCCTCATACTTGCAAGCGGATTAGACTTAATGCCTGCGTTTCCTGTATCTTTCACAGGATTTTGGAAAGGCTCGTCCGAGCCGAACATATAGCCGTTTTCGGATTTCACACTTTCAAGAGCCTTAGTAATATCGTCTGCCTGATTTTTTGAAGTTTTAAGACTGTCAAGGTCAAGCAAAGCCTTAACCGCCGTTGCATTCTTAGCGCCGCTCTTCGAAATAGCACCGTCAAGCACAGAGTTAAACTCCATATCTGCAATTTTTGTCTGATACTCGCTTTCTTTGTTTTTAAGGTCAGTGTTAAGCTTTTCAATCTCGCCTTTAAGGCTCTCAACATCTACACCTTCAAACTTCTTGAGTGCGGTCTGAGCAGTTTCAAGCTGTGACTTGTAGTTATCTCTTGCGGCTGTAATTTTCTCAACCTCCGCAATGGTTTTGTAGTTAGCAATCACTGCTTTGTCAAACTCAGCCTTTTTCTCTTCGGGAATAGTGATGTTAAATTCTGAAAGAAGCGTGTGTATATTCTTCATAATAAAATCCTTTCTGCATTATTTGTATTCCGCTTTGCCTGCGGTAGAAATTCAGCCGTATAAACCAACGGCGGGGTAAAATAAAAGCATTTGTGCAATCAACTGCACAAATGCTTAGTTATCGTTTTTAGTTTTTGCAAGCTTGCCCTTAGGCTGTTCATCTTCAACCCTCTCAGCATAGCCAAGAGATATAAGCTCCTTTGCTCTTTTGTCTGAGCACTCAAAAACTTCATTTACAGGACGGGTAACGCAGCCGTTCTGCAAGTCGTTAAATGCTGTTGTAACCTTAATTTTCATTCTGTCACCACCTTTCAAATTGGCAATAAAAAAGCACCTTATAATCAACATTGCTGTCGGTTATAAAATGCTTAATGCGTAAATCTGTGCTACTTTTGTTAATGGGGTATAACAAAACCGCCCACAAGGAGCGGTTAGTCTTCTTCCAAATAGTCAAATTCGCTTGACATTGAACGCTTCTTCTCTTCTTCTGATAGTTCATCGTTGTCAATAGAATTTAGTATTTTTTTTATTACCGAATCGTCCTCATGACACATTCTTTTCACTCCAAATCACTCCTGCCTTTGTTTTACTAAGAAGTTTATTTATAAATTTATCATACTCTGCATCTGTATTATTTTTAATAATTTTCTTTTTCAGCCTGTTATATTCAAGTTTAAAAAGTTCATCATTAAAATTATCGCCTTTTGTGATAAATTCTACATCACCATTATTTTTCACGATTGTTAATGTTTTTAACGACTTTAAGTTTTTAAATAAAGAAATATCAACATCCGAAAAACTGCTATTTCTTGGATGATTATGCAAAATCGTTAGATTATCGCCTTTGCCTGACAAACTTGTGCCGAAATCCAAATAGTCATCGTTGCCAAATAACGGTATTTTATCGGTTAAACCTTCACGAAAAACAAAAGCAACCTCTCTGTTCTCATTATGCTCCTTTGAAAACTTTAGAAGTTCTTTATGTTGCTTTTGAATCTCAATGCATTGTTCTTCTGTATATCCGTCAATATTAACCTTTGGAACACGATTAATAGCATTATCGGTTATAGGCGTAATCGGCTTTTTACTACTTTCTTTTAGTATATCACCTTTTGAAGAATTTGCAACAGCTTCACCCGAAATCTTGTTGACATCCCCTGCTTTTTTCGGGAGTTTTGAGCCTAAAGCATTTTTGCCGTCGATAGTTACTCTTTCCCATTGCTGAGGGAAGTTCATTGCTTTTGAAAACTTTACATATTCATCCTGTCGCTGAAAGTATTTTACTTTTGCACCTGTGATTGTATCGTCATCTGCACCGCCCTGTGTGAGCAATTCAATCTTCTGTCGGTCGGCACGCATTGCGGTTTCAAGCCTGCGTTGCCTCTGCTGTGCCTCATATGCAGTATACTTCTTGCCGCTATATTCTTTCGGAGTGTTTTCTTCCTCGTTCATACGGTCGAGTTCTTCTTCGCTGTATGTCGGGGTGTCAATTCCTTTCAAAAACGGGCTGTAGCTGTGATAGCAATTTGCACCGCAAAGTCCTGTTACCGTGCCAAGTCCACAAACGGTTTCAAGCTCCCTTTTGCTGTACACCCTGCCCTGCCACGCCTGGTGGGTCGGTCTTGCACCACGGTGATAGCTGACCTCGAAATATTCCGTGCCGAGCTGTTCGGCGTTGTCCTCGTTGACCTTTGCGACAACCTGATTAAAGCCTGTCATCAACGCCCTGCGTGCCGCCACATCAACACGATTGCTCCAACCACTTGCATAATCGACGGTACGCAATCCGCTGTCGGTCAAAGCTTTAACCGCTTTTTTAAGGACTGTGTTATAGTCCAACGCACCGCTTGCAATCTGCATAAGTCCGTTGTCAAGAGTGCGTTGGTAAAAGTCCGCAAGCGGAGTAAATGACAGCGTATTGTCAGGATTTTTAGTGGCAAAACCAAGAGACCCGGTAATGTTTTTGCACTCGTCTTTTGTCTGTGCCTTAACTGCTTTTACAAGTTGTTGCAACTGTTTATTTTCTGCATAAGGAATATACTCTTTGCCCTTGCTTGTATAAAGCTCCTCATTTCTTGCATATCCTGATTTCACGACTTCGTCATAGATTCTGTCGATTTCATCGTCAGACACATTGAGCGTGCTTTGAATAAGACTGTCTATTTCACCCTTACTCACGCCCAATTCATACAAGCGGTTTATTTGCCAGTCGGCAGCGGAAATTATCTCTTCGCCGTTAGCTTTAAGCCTTTCTATGAGATCAGCCATAATGCTAAACTGTAATTTTCTAAACAGCTGTTCAAAAGCTGACGGAATTGCTTCAATTTCTGACGGTGTAAACATTATTCCATTACCTCAGAGGACTGCGGCAAGTTCTTTTTTGCTGTCTTTTCGTCTTCACCGTACCATTTCATGCGATACTCCCACGGCTGAATAATACCAAGGCTCAAGTCTTGTATGTCTTGTGTTCTCTCTGTCTGCTCGTCGGTAAGGATACTGTCCTTGAAATCGCACACGAATGTATAACCACTTGTTGTCAGTGAATTGTAAAATGCGAGAGCATACACCAAATCGTCAAGGCAATATTTAAGCTGCTTCTGAATTGCGGACACGGTGTTATACTTTCTGCCTTTCGCCGACTTGATTTCCGTTGCAGTCTTTGCGACTGTTTCGGGGTCCGACAAATCGCCGTATGCAAGACCGACCGAAAATTCAAGTCTGCGGAGATATGTATTTAATCCGTCCGTAATATCAGACTGTCTGAGCATTGGCGAAAAATCCTTGAACAGCTCCTCATTGCCGAGGTCAACATCAACCGCGCGATAAAGTCTCTTATTAAGCTTAGCAGTTTTGCTCTCTCTCAAGGCAGCGGCGTCAACATGAATTGCCCTCTCTCCGCTTTCGAATTCCCAGTCAAGCCTACCAAACTGTGTGTCTATTTTTCTGATAAGATTTAGGTCGTTAGCATAAACGGACATGCCGCAGGAGCTGCCGTCAATCGTGTTTTTAATCGGTGTGCGAAAATAACCGAAAGCAGGGCGGAGCATTGCAGGGTATGTAACAGCATTCGGCAGGCTTGCCCACTCGTCAACTGCCGCAAGCGGAATTTCTCTTCCAAGTTGCCCCTCACTTGCAGACACATAAGCAGTGTTGGCAATTGTCAATCCCTTTTCGGTATCAAGGCTATGATATTCAAGCCTTGTGTAGTAGTTGTCGCCGATTTTCTTAAATTCAGGAAAGATGACTTTTACAAGCCTATGCTTTGCGTCAAACTCAATCGGCACAAAGGCATTTGCGGAAATATACTGCACCTTGTCGCCGCCTAACGGTTTAATCACCATTGCGCCTGTTGCAAGTCCCGACTGCAATTCGGAGTTAAGGTCTTCCGTTGCGTTTTCAAAGATTTTCTGCAATTTGTCATTGCTTATGCATGCGGTCATTTCGTTAAGCGTGATGTTTGCAAACTCTCTTGTAATCGACTGTTCAAGCCTTAAACTAATGACATTTTCGTCAAGCCAGGGCGCCTGTCCTGCAAAGCACTTTTGCCATAGCTCAATGCTATTCAGCATATCGTCTGTAATCGCAGGCTTAATGCCTAAAGCCTGTTTTATATCCTTAAGTGGAAACAATCTCTGCCACACTCCTTTCAGAAAATTTATAAATTGCATTTTACACCGCCCTTATAAATCTTTTCATATCTCGTTCAAATGTGTATTCCAAACTGTCAAGGCTGTCAATATCGGTTGAACCGTCGTCAAGTCTTTCATCAACAAGTTTTTTATCATTCCATACAGCCTCACACAATGCTGTTTTAAGCGTATCGCAACCGTCAGTGTAAAAGAACCTGCCCGCCCCCATAAGTCGCAACAGACATTGAATACGGTCTTGTACTGGGCATTTGCGTGCCGGTCTGACTATGGTATTTGGGAAATGCTCCTCAAACGCTCGTTTAATGCCTCTGCCAAGTACGGTTTCGGCGTTATCCCAATACACAAAGTCCACAACACCGCATAAATCAAAAACAGACTGTGCAAAATTAATTGCCAGTCTGTCAATATCGTTTCCGTCGTATTCTCCAAAGTGTCGTTCGCTTTTTAGTGCTATCAGGTTGCCGTACCCTTTTGTCTTTGCTGTCGCCACAAATGCGTGGCCCGATTTATTGCCGCCAAAGTCAATGCCGATTGTTACTTCTTCAAGTTCCGATTTCAAAAACTGCCTGTACGGTAAATCTGTATTAATTTTGTTGGTAATTTGACAGTAAAAATTCTTTGGATTGTCGGCAAATCTGCGGTAAATAGCACCCTCGGCACGCACCCACTTGCCGAGAATAAGACGGTCATAAAAAATAGTGCCCTCGTATTCGTTGCAAAGGTTCTTTACGAACTCCTCAGACAAAAACTTGTTATCAAAAATAGTATATTCCTGCAAATAAATATCTGCATCGCTGTCAATAAACTTTTTCAGCCAATGAGTAGGGTGTTCGGGGTTCAGACTTCCGTCAAAGCACGAATACGGCTTATCAAGTCGGGATTTGAGCATATTGAAAACATCTTCGTTCCACTTTGCTACCTCATCACCGTAGATATATTTTGCTGATGCACCCTGAATTTTGGCAACCTGACTAACCTTTTCTGCACCCAAGCAATAGACATCTTCGCCGCACACTTTTGCTATGTTACGGCTGTTAATCGTTCCGACAACATCCGAAGTGTAACGTTCTCGCATGGGCTGTAGTACATTTCGCTCAATGGTTTCTTTCGACACACCGATGATAAAGCACAAGCCATCCTTACCGATTCTCTCTCGAATACGCATAGGCACAATGCAGGTTACATCGACAAAGCTTTTGCCCGAACGCACAGCACCGCTTTTGATGTTCCAGCGATGTACGGCGTTTGCAATATATTCTTTTTGCTTAATCGTGTACGGCATTGTCTTTTGTACTCCTTATTGCGTCCTCTTTGATTTCGTTAAGAATGTTGTCGAGCTTGTCAAGTGCGGTCTTGTCGGTTTCTTCTTTCTGCTTATCTCGCCATTTATCAGGGCGACGGTTTTTAAGCCAAAAGATTTGAGCCGTTGTGTTGCCCTCAAGTGCTGACGATAACAAAGCGTTTTCGACTTCATAGTCAACAACCTCTTTGCCCTTTTTTAAGGCTTGTAAAATCGGTAAATAGCTTGTTTTCCAGTTAAATAAAGTCTTAACTGATATGCCCATATTCTTAGCAATCTGCTCATCAGTCAAACCGTCCCTTGCCCAACCCTCAAGCAGTAATAAATTTTCTTCTTTAAGCCATTTTTCATACTTTCCTTTTGCCACCGTCACCACCTCTCTTTATTAAAAATAAGCAAAAGAAAAGACAGCACATTGCTGTACTGTCTTATAACGCAGGTTTCCGGAGTTGCACCGGAATCTGTAAAAACTGTTTTCCTATTTAAACTATCCCCTGCGTCAATGTCATTATACCAATTAAATTTTATATATTCAAGTGTTTTCTCTTTGTTTCCCATTTTTTTAACAGCTCATTCACATAAGAATGTTCTTTATCTGTCAACTGTCTATCGCCCATTTCGTTATGTTCATAGCCTAAATGAGAGTGGGGCATAATTCCGTTGTGAGGTCTGCCTTTAACATCAATTTGTTTTACTCGTTCACCATAAGTATCATAAAAAGTAATATGTTTTATATCACCCTTTTTATCAATTGTAGCATAAACCCTGTTCTTGGTGATTGTTTCGATAGGTGCTGTTACAGAACCACTGCCTTTGACACGAACGACTTTTATTTCGCCAAACTGTGCAACTGCTTTATATTCTGTACCGTACTTTTTACCTTTATCGCTTATGCCACTTGAAGAACCTCGTCCGCCCATTATAACACCCTTTTTGAATTTATTATGATTTAATTTTCTTGCCTGTTTTCCAGTCAATTCCTTGTTTTGCCAGTAATCGCCTTGCGGCTTGTGTCGATTGATTATCAGGGTGCCCGTGAGCAGTTGTTAATCTTCTTTCTGTAGGTGTCTTATCTCTAATCACACCCTTACTTACCAAAGATTTGTATTCCTTTCTTGCACTCGCACGCTTATTTGAATAATCCGCATTAGCTTTCAAGACCTCTTTCTCAAACTTTTCCTGTCCGCGCTGTGTTTTCAAAGCTCTGTTTCCTCTAAGTTTATCAACCGTGTAACCACTTGAAATATCCCCAACTCCTTTTAATTTAAGAAATTCATCTTCAGTAATAGCATTTGAAGGGATACCGACTGGATTTTTGAGCTTTGGGGTTACTCTAAAACTTCCGCCTCGTCCGCCCATTACTCTGACCTCCTGAATTTCTCTTGAAATGATTTAACATGAATAATATTTCCTGTACATTCTTCGGGAACTCTGCCGCAGAAGATAATAGCTTCAGGCTGTAAGCGTTTTATCATTTCGTTGTAGCCTTTCAAAAACAACTCTTTTGCAATCTTGCTTTTCTGTGTTCCAACGCTTGATATTGCAACTGTTCCACCAACAGGCTCGCCATCAAAACACCATTCAAAGCTCTTTTCATCGCTCCAACAAATTGTAGGTATCACCTCAATGCCGTGAAGCTGTAAATAAGCTCCTGCCCAATGCTTGCGGTAATGATTATAAATTTGCAACGCTCTCGGATAGTCAGCGTAAAGGCTGAAATCGGGTGACAAAACGCAATTGTATTTTTGTAGCCATTCTATGTACCTGTCGGGATTATTCCATAAGCGCTCAAATTGGTAATCATCGAGAAAAAAATGGACGCCACAATCTGTTTGCTTACTGCTCATAGCTTCGTTAAAACCAATAAAATTACTCTCTTCTATTTTTGTAGGCTCAATTATCGGAATATCAAACTCACCCTCGCCTGCAAAAACAGCTCTCGTGCTATTTAGATAACTTGTCTTGTGCTTATCTTTATACATTTTTGTCACCTCTTTTATTAAAATTTGCAACACAAAAGCCGCCCAGACGGACGGCTAATGCGTGTGTTTTGAATAGGGGTATGTCATATACTTGGTCGTGAAGACAGGATTCGAACCTGTGACACACAGCTTATAAGGCTGTTGCTCTGACCAACTGAGCTACTTCACTATGTTTGGGACCGTTACCGGTCCCGGCTAAATTCAAGAAAATTTTAGAAAATTTTAGAAAGGCTAAAAGGAGAAAAAATCAAATATGCAAGTTGTTGGCGGAGGAGCACCTGTCAGAAGAAGCACTCTCTACCGCCCACCAAAATATGCTTGAAATAGAGCTTTTCGCCGTATTTCACAATACAAGTTTATCATGTTTAAGGGTGACATACAGTGACATTGGCTTACAAATAGAAAGCTGATTTTTTGTTTATTTTGTACATTATACCATTTTATTCTCTTTCCTGAAAACCTGTAATGCCTGACCGTGCCATCTACAGACTGTACGGCGGTCACTGTTCATTTTTTCAGCTGTCTTTTCGATAGTGAGGCAATTTATGTATAAATTAGTCAGCACACTTATGTAAGTCAGATTATAAACATTTGCTATTTTAGCCCGAATCTCTGCCTGTAAGTCCACAAGGTTGTCAACTTCTGCGTTAATTTCATTCTGCAGGTCAACGATTTTGTCAATCGTTTTGTTGCCGCTGTTGTCGTGACTACTCATAACACGCTCTGTTATCGCCACACTTTGAACACAGGAGGCTTTTAACTGCAGCTGGTGTAATTCTTCGACTTTGGTGTTTATCGCCGTGTTGAGCTTTCTAGCCTGCTTTAGATATTCCTTTGCTGTCACTCTGTTTCCTCCTTGTACTTATCTTCCTTGTACTTATCTTCTGTAATTTCTACAGCGTGGTGATACTTTTTCATTCCAACTAGTTTACAAAGAGTTTCTGGCTTTATATGCCCAAGAACTTTTGCATAGCATTCAGTTTTGCCTGTTTCGTTATTAATGATTTTGTAGTAATACCAGTTTTCTTGTATTGTCATTCTAATACCTCCTGTATGCTTATAGCTCCATTGCCTGAACTGCCTTGTATGTTAAGCAAGGCAGTTCGGATTGCTTGTTTGCGCTTTGATGATACCCGTTTGTACTTATCGCAAGCCGTGCCTGTCGGGCATCCCCGTGGCTGTCCTGTGAGCAAACAATAATCGCAGCCATTAGGCTGATTAAGCGACGCATGATACAGGCAGCCGTTTCGTTTGCATTGTTTAAAACGCTTATACCTCATTTCAACAGCTCCTCTCTTTCTTCATAGTTTTCACGGTTGAAATAGTCGTCAAGATGCAACTTTTCAAACAGCACATCGTCAACCCTGTCCCAAAACAATTCATCACATTCGTTCATAAGTTTTGATAAATCATCTAAAAACTGTTTAACACGCTTTTCACCAAAACCTAAAAACATATACAAACTAAATGCAATAATTTTTAATGTGCGTGTGATTTCCTCTTGCTTGCCTTTTTTCAGCTCGCTGTGTATAAACTCCTCAGCTTCAGCAAGTCTTTTCTTACTGACTGAGTTCTTGAATGGTACTCTTGCTTTCATAAAATACAAAGCTCCTTTTATTCTTCTTGCCTATTTAGCAATACTAACATCTTGCCTGTTTAGCATTGCTAAAATGTTTTGCAGAGACATTTCATCTTTAAGAATAGCTAAACATGTTGTGTTAACGCCTAAATTATGAAGAAAATCCGCAAGTGCCTCAATATAATGTAGTCTTTCTGAAACAGCTTGTATCTTGAGGTTTGTGCAAAAATTCATAGTTAGTATCTTAATAGCGCATTCTTTATGAATTTGCATCATACTAACTATCTCATTAACAAGTTCAACAGCAGTAAAGATTTTATTGTCGATGCCCTGCACCGCTTCTGCTTTGATTTCGTCTAGTGTCATAATTCAACGCCCCCCTTGAATGTTATTTCATAGTTGTTTAGTACTTCCTCGTCAATTAGTACGCCGTCAAGGCTTGTTTTAATCCAAACTCTAACCATAAACAAATTGTCAAAAAACTTGCTTCTTAACTGTGCTTCCTCTATTGTAATTTTAAGAGCATAATATAACATCCCAACATTTATAAAATCTCTTGAGTATTTAGAGCCAGCCTGATATACTCCTGCTTCTGTTTCCCATTTTGTGTTTTCAAGTTCAATTCTAAAGCGTACAGTATGTTGGCAGTGTATTGCTTTGTCAATTGCTTTCTTGCAGTATTCAAGTGTCTTAGCTATCTTCTCTTCGGCTGTTAGTTTCTTTGTCATTTTTGTTCACTTCCTTTCCTTGCTTATATTGGTTTAAAATAATTTGCAATTCGTCAACAAATTCATAAAAATTCCAATTGTTTAATAGACAAACTGCCTTTTCAAATTCAAGTTCTTTTTTTAGGTGGTTATAAAAAATATTTCTTGTTTCTTTCATCAATTCCAATGGATTGATTTTTTCTTCTATCTCTTCTTTTTGAACATAATTCTGAACCGATAAGCAATAGTCATTTTCTTGAATTTCTGTTATTTTTACAGTTCTCTCTAATCTGTTTTCGTCATCGACAAAAACTATATCACTGTTAGTTTTATTTTTATTGAATACTATAACAACTGTCGAAATAGCTGTATCAGTAAATTTGTTGCCAGGTATATGAATTATTTTCTCGATATAGTTTTGTTCGATAATCCACTTTCTGATTTTCTGTTCTCGACCACCTCGATATAAAATTCCCGGAAACCCCATTACCGCAGCTTTGCCGTTATTGCTTAAATAGTGAAGGATATGTAGAATAAAAGCATAATCGGCTTTGCTCGGCGGCGGCAATACCGGGCATTTTTCAAATCGTTCATCAACAAAGGGTTCCCACTTAATGCTGAACGGATAATTTGCAATTATGTAGTTGAATTTTTTGCCTTTAAAAGCAGGCGATTTCAAAGTATCACCTGCAACGCCTTCAAAGTTTTTAAGCCTCGTTTTTGCAAATTCAACCTGTTCGCAGTTGATGTCTTGACCGTATTTTTTAACTTCATCGCCAAAAACAGAGAGCAGATTTCCAGCACCACAAGTTGGGTCGTATATTTCATCAACTTTCGCTGGCAATAAATTTCTCATAAACTTGCTTAAATTTTCCGGCGTGTAAAAAATACCTTTGTTTTTAAAATCCTGCCGAATTGATTTTATAGAATAATCAGCCATTAGGAACCACCGTGCCCTTTATTTTTCTTGCCGGAAATGTGCCTACTCGGTGTATCGTGGTATTGGACGATTTTGGCCTGTATTTGCTTTTCCGTTGGCATTTCAAACTTACTTGCATTTCTACTAATAGCATCACAGAGCATTTCCATTGCTACACTAGCGTCTTTTGGACTGTAATATCGTTCAAGCTCACAACCTTTGCCGTCACTAAAATTAACTTTAATGCTCACTTCGTTTGAGCCTACAAATATATCCGTCACATAATCGAAATTTATTATGTGTTTTTTGTCCTTTGAAACGATAGTCAATTAACTATTCCTCCTCAATCTTCCTCGCATTTTTAATCCTTTCCAGCTGCCTGTTTAGCTTAAAGTCGATTTCCTTATCGACCTTTTCATAACCGACTACAAGCTTAATCTGCTGTACCATAATTTCTAAGTCGGCTATTTCTGTAATCAGTGCTTGTTTTGTAATTTCGTTTGCTCTGTAATCGTACTTCAAAGCAGCTTGTACAGCTTCGCCGCACTCCTCAGCTAATTTACGCAGCTGAGGAGATATACCGTAGTGCTTTAAGATTTCTAAACATTTTTGATTGTTTTGATGTGTCATTTTAATGCTCCCTTTAAAAGCTCTGGATTGTCGTATATGTTGCCGATAACCTCAATATTTTTAGGATAGTAACTTCCGAGGCTTCGATAGATATTGTCGTACTCAAACTCAAATTCAGTTTCGCTTTCATCGTATCTCACAACTCCGTAGCCGTCACCGTCTGAGCGGTCTGAAAAATCAACAATATCTCCTTCAAAGATTTTATTGCCATTCTTATCGAGCACACCTGTATACTGACCGACGGTAGTAAAGTCAACTTCGTAACTGTGGTTACAATCGTCAAGGTCTTGGGCAGGTTTTTCTATAAAATATAACCGTCGTGCACGAGCACAAGCTGCTGTTATAAATCCTTTAACCCACTCACCGTTATCTAAACGCTTGCCTCTGAATAATATTTCTCTCATATGTTTTTAACCTCCTAATCCTCTTCAATCAGCACTCTTACATGCGGCTTGTTGTCGTAAAATTTAGCCACTACCAGCTTCGTGATTTGTGAATCGTCATTATACGCTAAGCCGTTAAGTGCATCACAAACTATTTTCGCTATGTTATCGCAGTCGGGCTTTTTTGTAGGTAAAATCGCACCGCTCTGCATTTGAGCTTTTGCTTTTTTGCTCTTACTCTCGGGTATGCCTAAATAAGCCTTGACAGTAACCATAACCGGACCGTCAAACTTAATCATCGGCGCTGCTTTTATATATTCAGCTCTTACAAGTTTTTCGTAAGCTGCTGTCTTTGCCGGAGTGTAACTAACGCTCCGGCCTGTGTATTTGTTTTTAACCACCCTGGGGCGAGCCTTGCCTTGTGGCTCTCCTAGGATAACAAGAGATACTTCCATATTCCGCTTCCTTCCTTAGTTAAATTAGTCAAAAATATCATAATCTTTAAAGCTGTTAATGTCATATGATGTATCAGATTGCTTACTCTGCCTCTGCCGTTTAGATTTTGCCATTGCTTTTTCATTATCTTGCTGAAGCCACATGATCACTCTATTTTCAATAGCATCAACAGGTCTCTGCGAGCTGGGATGGCATTTAAGATAATCAAACATTTTCCGTAGCGATTGTACTACATCAATACTCTTGTAAGCTTGCTGAAGAGTGTCTATTTGCTCTTGCGTTACAGCATAATTCCCGTTTGTGCACGGAAGTTGAAACGCTGCTCTTCTTTCATTTAATTTACTTTCATTTAATTTACTTTCCTTTTGTGGTTTTTTTGATGCATTTACTTGAGTTTTTGCAACATTTACTTGAGTTTTTGCAACAGAAACATTATTTTTAGATGCACTTATTAAAGCTTCCTGGTCTAATTTTTCATCAAGAAGCCAATAATTGCTCATATCAACTTTGTTCCTAACAGTCACTTCGGAGTAGCGGCGCTGAATTCCAACAGAGGTTATAACAGATTGTGTCAGGAGCGCATCGTTAAAGAGCCCTATATCCGCACAATACTGAATAACTTGTAACACAAAGTTTTTGTCTTTTACCCACCTATTCCCAATAATTCGGATTATCTGAGAAACCAATTTATCTAAAGGAACATCCAAGTAATAGCCGTTTTTATACACCCTACTCAGGATGATTTGGTACACGGAAACACCAATCGGACCAAATTCATTCATCAGGTCCATTATTTTGTAATCATCGAAAAAATCAACATCAAAAGGAAAGTAATCTAGCCCTCTCTTCTTTGGGCGTGCCATCTAATCACTTCCTTGTGCAATGTTTAATTATTTAAAACGGTAAATCACCGTCGTCTAACAGTTCTTCAAAGTCTTCAGCTGTATCGCTTGCATATGTGTTTGCTGCGTTTTGCTGAACTTGTTGTTCCTGCTGTGCAGAAGCACTGTAATTGCTGCCGTTTTCGCTTGAGGTCTTTACTCTTCTGTCCCCTGTAAAGTAAACATTGTCTGCAATAACCTCAGTAACGGAACGATTGTTGCCGTCTCTGTCCTGATAGGTTCTGCTTTGCAATGAACCGTCAAGGGCAATCAGTTGACCTTTGGCAAAGTATCTGCACAAAAATTCTGCAGTCTGTCGCCAGGCAACTACATTTATAAAGTCTGTTTGTCGCTCTGCACCCTGCTTAACATAGTTGCGGTCAACCGCTACAGTAAAGCTGCATACAGAAATGCCCGAACCTGTTGTTTTAAGCTCCGGGGCGGATGTAAGCCGCCCCATTAGTACTACTTTGTTTAACATTTAATCAATTCTCCTTTACTTCCCCTGTTTCCGTATCAATTTCAACCTCGTTGCTATTTTCAACATCTACGGGGATTACATTAATTTCGCCGTCCTCGGTATCTCCGAAATCTGCAACTTGTATTGTCTCATCTGCAACAGTACCTTTCACGAAGTCTGAACGAACCGGCGCATACTTCAAAACTTTCTTAAGCACTGTTTTTTTCATCATTTCCTCCGGATTTGTCTGCCAAGGGGAATTATTAAACGCCTTGCTGTACTTCTCGCCGTGAGCCATACAATCGTCTACGCTCATAACCTCAAAGCCGTAGCCACCGTTATTAAGACGATACAGCGCATAAACCCACACAGGAGCACCTTTATCGCTCATACAAGGCTTGTGCTTAAGCTTGCTGTCTAAGCCATATTCAAACTCAAATTCATCATTTTCGTACACTATATGAGCTTCAATGTTTTTAATCTCTCCGCTGCGGTTGCAAAGGTCTATCATTCCCTTGTAACCAACTTGAAATTGACACTCATATATACGCTTTCTGCTGTTGTAAAACGGTATAAGATAAGCCTGTCCAAGCGGAGTGTTTGGCTCAAGTCCAAGCTGTGCAGCTGTCAGCAACGAGCCTATAAAGCTTTGCGGCGAACATTCGGCAAGTTTTGGTGTCTTTGTAATTGCTGTCATGGCCATGCGGCTGAACCTTTCAGGCGTAAGCACACTTGGCAATGCCTTTGCGATTTCCTTCGAATAAAGATTGATATAATCTTTTATTGTGCTAGGTGCCTTCTTGGATTTAATTTGGGTACTGCTAGCCTTTGCTATTGCTCCGGCTGTGTTTGTTGTAACTGCCATTATTATTTCTCCTTCACTAATGATATTCTAAGAGTTCGGCTAGAGCTCTTCTTCAAAAATTGCTTGTAAATATCAGGGTAAGCTTGCTTGAGTGCTCTTGAATCAACTGTAGCTTTTTCCTGTTTCTTAAAGCTGATATTGTAACTGCTTGATTTTCCATAAGCACACTGTCCGAGAGTTTCTTTTATTGTGTTTTTAATCTCTTCAAGTCTAACTTTCGAATTTGAAAGCACTTCATCAACACGCTTGTATTCAGACATTAACTCTTCAGACAAGATTACACTTGTTTCTGTATCAGTTTCGGACGGATATATTTCTGCTATAGCGTTTTTTGTAGCCTCTGAACCGTCCAACTTAGGTGGTATTCCCGGCACTACATAGCTGTTCCAAAAATTGCTTTCAGCACTTACTAAGCTCTTGATTTCATCTTCGTTTCTTTCAATTACGAACCAGTAAAAGCCTTTGCTTAATATCAAAACAGCCAGGTACATTCGTTTGTATCCCATAACGGCCATGTAGTGTGTCATTTGTACATAATATGTAAGAGGTATCTCGCCATTTTCAAAGTCCGATTTATTGAACACTGACGTTGTTTTACACTCAAGACCGGCGCTTTCTCCGATTATCTCTCTGTCGATATCTGCTAAGATATAATCGTAATCATCGTGCTGAAACATGTAGTTCCTTCTGCGAACCTTTTTGCCCGTCGCTTCCGTGAATCGTTTTGCAACATATTCTTCGAAATCCCTGCCCTGTCGCATAGCCTCATTATCCGCTGATGATGATATTAGCCCTTTTTTATCTGCGTATAGTTTAAACAAACTACTGTAAGGATTGAGCCCAACAATCGTTGATGCGTCAGAGCCTCCTATGCCTGTCCGCCTATACTCGAGCCATTTTTCGTGTGATAGGTTTTTGGTCGGTGTCAAAACTCTGCTCATTTAACCACCTCGAAATTTTCCAACAGACACGCTTCGCAAAGCTCCTCGCCTTCAACTTTGTATAACATCTCTTCTTCACCGCCGCAGCGGTCGCAGTATAGCCTTCGTACATTTCTATATGGGCATGCATCACCAAGACAAGGAAGCCCACAATCAACACATTCGTTTTCTATTCGCTCCATAATTATTCAACCTTTCCTTTCAATTTTTCGTACTTTTCATTGCCCAAAACATATCGTTCAAATTCTTCGCGTTCTTTGTCACTGCAGGGGTAGCCGGGCATGATGCCTTTCCACACCTTAAATCTATTGTATAGCGCGAGGATTTCAGGGTCCTTTAGGCTGAGTATGTAATATTTCTTCGTTTTCTCACCTACCTAATATTATCAGCTAAAAGCTGTAACATTTTATATACAGCTGTAGTAAACTTTTCTTTGTCGTCTTCTGCAGAGAGCTCCGTTATAGCTGTTATCATTTCGTTATAGTCTTTTTTTAGCGCTTCGAAGTATATCAAGACTTTTGCTTTTGCCGGGTCTGCTATTTCAACTTGCTTTTGTAAAGAGGCAATTTTATCTTGTGCTTCTTTGTATTTTTGCACAGCCTGTTTTTCATCCTCTTTAAGTTTCTTAAGCTTTTCTTTGCTTTTGGCTTGGGCAGCCTTTACCGCTTCCTCGAGTTCAAGTTTTGCTTTTTCTTGTGCTTCTCTTACAGACTTCTCTACTTCTGCTTGCATATCTGCAAGCGACATGGTGTTTTCTTTGCCTAGTTCCGCGTCGAATTCTGCTCGTACCTCTGCAGTTATTTGCTTGCGAATATCCGCCTTTTCATCGGCAGTAAGCTCTCTGACAGCTACTTCAACCGGCATGCTTTCAAGTTCTGTGATTCTTTGATTGAGCTTCTCGATTTTGCTCTTGTTTTGCTCACTGGTTGACAACAAGTCAATATACTTTTGATGTGCTTCATCAGCTTGATTTTCTGCTGCCTGTTTATCGTTGCTTAACAGTTCAAGCTGTTCTGCTTGTTCTTTGTTTTTTTTGACAAGTTCTTTTATTTCTTTTACTGACATCCCTTCAAATGTACCTTCTGCCAGTTCTGCTGCCCTGTCAGGTGCAGGCAACTGAGCTATAAGCTCTAGTTTTGTTATACCCAGGTTTGCATTTGACTGCAAAACTGTACTTCCGAGTTTTTCGTATGTGCTTATGTATGTGTACGCTTGTCTTGCTTTGATGCCGACTTTGTCTTCGCAGTATGCATCAAATGTTGGCATATTTAGCTGCAGATATAGTTTTGTGTCTCTCATTTGCTTTAAACCTTGACACATTTCAAGCAGTGCCCCTGCGGCTATTTCTGCATTTGCCATAATTTTACTGTGCAACTCCGTTGCCTGTCGGTATTCATCTGTGATTAATCCTTGTGACATTTATTTTCCTTCCTTTCTTTACGCGGCTGTGTGGTGGTTCTTATTTGTTGATTGTAAAATGTTAATATATTCATCTACAAATTTTTTGACTGCCGGATCGCAGCTGTAGCTGGCATTATGGATTGTTCGACATTGTATTAACACCTTTTTTATCGGGTCAATTTCCAAGGTATAAAACGGTGTGTCCGGGCAGTCCTGTTTACGCACAAGCAATATCATTACTTTACCTGCTATGTATCTGTCTGAGTAGTTTGTATAAACGCAGTGCTTTAATGTTGTACCCTCAACATATAGTTCTTGTTTGCCCCGCGCAGGGCGAACAAAGAAGACGCCGTTTTCGTAGCAATATTTTTTACAAAGCTTCTCGTATTTTGGATAAAAACTTGCATCTAGTTCTTCAAGCTGTGCAAGTTCTTTTTTTGCTTTTATTTCTGCTATCAGAGCAGTAAGCTGCGTATGTGCTTGCTGTAAGCTCTGCGGAAATAATGTACCTTCATTACACTGCATTTTTAAATACATTACTTGATTGATATAATCTTTATAATCGCTTAGTGTATTTGCTATTCCATATTTGTACTTTGCACTATTGCGATTACGCACATTCGCTTGTTTTCTGATGTACTTAAAGATATTATTGATAGTATACGGCTTAACCTTTTTTATTATTGCTGATAAGGTATTTAGTTCTTTTAACGACAAGCCGCTTATATTGCTCTGCGTTTGTGCAGAGCATTTGTTTTGCTCAACTATCGTCGCTACTTTAATATCCCTCAAAGTAAAGTCTTTTGGTAATTTAGCTATTGCTGCTTTGCTCAGGTTTAGTGCTTCCGCGACTGTGCTTTTGTTAAAGTTAATAATACCTTTGGTTGGTAAGTCGTATATAAGTTTGTTAGTTAGCAGCTTTGCAAAGCCTTGTTTCATCATCCGCTCTACTAAAATTGGATTTTTGGAGTACAATTCAAGGTATTTCCCTGCAAGCTCCGGACGATCACACAGCTTATCTAAGCAGCTGTATTTATACTCTGTCTTGGCAATAATATTGCTACAATTTTCGGGATGATATGTCGCTACGGTAAACACTGTATTATAATAAGTGTTTCTGTAATGAGGCGATGGCTTAACTATTTTTTTTACTGTTCCCCAATATTTTCCTTCATTACGTAGGTAGTCTAATGCTCCCCAGTACGGGTTATAGCAGCGTAGACATACCTGGTACTGGTTGTGGAAGTAAAGCCTGAAATGTTCTGAATACTGAATATTGGGCAGGGTATTGTCATCAAACAAATTAACATCGCCCCATTTTCGGCAGCAATAAAATGATCTTATGACTATACCGCCATATTTCACCGGCTGTAGGATAAAAAAGTATCCGTAATCATTAAGTGTTTTTCGACCACGGCCGTTATCTTTAAATTGCACTGTAGTTCCGCATTTTGGACAAATACCACAATCGTTATGCTTTGCCTGAGCAAATTCAATATCCTCAGGAGTTATTTCACGACCGCTATATGAGTATACTTGACTTTCAGCTTGGCAATGCGTGCAAATTCCTGTTTTTTGACCGTGCCGAGTTTGCGTAAAAAAATAGTTATTTCCGTTATTAGCAAATAGCGTGTTGTGTACCCAACTGTCAATATCATCCGGCAGAGGCGGTATGCGGGAACCAAGCTTGTCCCTGTCAATTATTCTGATAATTTTTTTGCTTTTATTTGCCATGTCAGTCACCTCACAGCAAATCAAGCAGATTTAGGCTTATTGTTTTGCTTGCACTTGGATTGTTACTTTTTTTACTTGCAACATCAGTAACAATAGTCATAACAACATTAATATCTGCTGTCGGCATATAAAATTTGACTGCTCTTTTGTACGCATCAATGTCGGACAATGCGTTGCCGGTATCTTTTTCAACCGTGGCCATGCAATCGACAAATGTTTTTGTGCAGTCATGCACAGCTTCAGCAAAAGTCTCCGACTGTTCGCAAAAACTAATTAATGCGTCCAGTGTTGGCCCTGCCATTACTTTTGCTTTTTGCCCGTATTTTGCTTTTTTGTGTTGCTCGTTTAGCTGCTCAACAGCTACTTTTTGTAATTCCGTCATTTATAAAACCTCCGTTTATTGTTTGTAGTCAACTGCAAAATGCTAATTGACATTTATTATCTAAGAGGCTATACTAATTGTGTGATGTTTCGTAAGCCTCTGCTTGCTAGCCTGTACAGTTATACAGCTGTACAGGCTATTTTTTTTTCCTCCAGTTTACTATTATTCTTTCGAGCGTTTCAAAAGCTGCATCAAGCTCTACCTCAGCGTTTTTGTTGTCGTCAAGGTAGATACACATTCGCGTTTCTGTTTCTGCAAACCCATCCCAGCCTTCATGAGAAATGTTCACATCAAGCTGGCAAGTGTGTCCGGAAAATTCCACCCACACGGTGGGTTTGTTTCCTGTATAGCACTTTTGCGTGCGAGTATCATTAAACTCAATCGCCAGTGCTATGATTTTCATTATTTTTGATTTTATATTTTCGTTCATATCTTTTCCCCTGGATGATATTTCTGCAGGTAGTAGCTTCCGTTGCTTATCCTCTTAAGCCTCGCAATAGCTCTCTTTCGTTCTCTTTCGACTTGTGCCTTGCCCTTGCAGAACTTGCAGTTTTCGCACTGCGTTCTTATCAATGCAGAACACTCGTTTAAGTCAGTCATTGCAAAGCAGTTTCTATTAATAAATCTTTCCATTTGATTTCTCCTTTTCTATTCTTTTTTCCCTTACTTCAAAAATAGTGTTAAGGATTTTACAGTAGTTGTCCGCTTTATACACTTTGTTACGCATATTTTCAAGAGCTTCTATAATTATTTCAATCTCTTCGGGATTGAACCCTGTATTTTCGTAGTCGTAAAGTTTGCGGATACAGCCGTAGAACTCATTTGGTACATCTTTGCAGTCGTGCATTTTGCCATAAACATCCCTAACCTTGATTTCGCTGTCTTGATTTAAAGTTAATCTTTTCATCGGTTACACCTCCTTGCTTATAAAATCTGTAGCACGGTATAAAGCGACATAATCGCCGTCAAGGTCATCATCGTAATACTGTGCTGTCTCATCGCTCATTGCTTTAATAATCACGGCATAGTAATCTTCTTCCCATTCTTTTGCCGCTTCAATTATTTCATCAAGCGTAAACTTACCTTTTGCTTTTCTGAGTTTCAGACACCAGCGTCCCTCAACATCATATTCGCTTTCGACTGTTATCCCTTTTTTCATTTGTCTTTTTCTCCTTTTTATTCAGCTATTCGGTATAACAATTCATACAGTCTTGCATGAATTGCTCGCAGTAGTCTATCGCCTTGCGTAGACCGTACATCAATAAGTACCAGAGTGTTTTCATCGTATAGCCTCCATTGGCGTCACTAAAAGTGTGCCGTTCTTGTAAGCAACAAGCCCACCCGGTGATACCATATACATAACCTTACCGCTTATACTTCCTGTAGAGCCTCCTAAAAAAGGCATTGTACCACTGCGCAATATGCGCCTCAGCCTGTCCGGTGGTATACCTAAGTATTCAGCAGCAACTTCTACCGGTACATTATCGTACCCTCGTATGTCTTTATCGGTATATCTTGACATTGCTTTCACCTCCTTCTTATGCTGATTTCTTGGACGATTTTTTACCAATAATCATACCCTGTATCACGCCCTCGACATATGCCTGGCTGCGTGCGTCCAGCTCCAGGTATCCGCCCAACACTTTTACGACTGTTTTAGCCTTAGGCTGTTCCTGCTTAAGTTTTGTAATTGTCTTTGTCATTGTTTTCACCTCACTTATCTATCGGTTTGAGATAATTATATATCTCTTTGAATTATCTGTCAACACTTTTTTATAAAATTTATTGACAAATCGATTTTTTGACATTATTATAGAGATAGTGGAGGTGAAAACAAATGAACGAACGATTAAAAAAAATTCGCAAAGCACTCAACATGACACAAGCTGAGTTTGGTGAAAAAATAGGCTTATCGCAAAACACTATAGCTAATTACGAGTGCGGAAGACGGGCATTAACAGAGCAGACAATAAGATCAGTATGTAGAGAATTCAATGTAAATATTGAGTGGCTTCTCAAAGGTAAAGAACCTATGTTTGTGGAAACAGATGAACTGGAAATACTGATAGCTAAAATGCTTGCCGGACAAAACGAAACAGCTGTACAACTGTTTAAAGCATTTGCCAAATTGGATGAAAGCGACTGGCAGGTAATACAAAAAATAATAGACAACTTAAAAAATACATAAAAATAGAGCACACAGGTTATCCTGCACGCTCTATAAGAATTAGTTGTTTTTACTGTTGTATATGTATAGCACAATATTGTATATCTTTTTTGTAATTACACTGTCGTGCATAACTTTAAGCATGTGCGCTATTTCTGCGATTAATTGATTGTCTACCATTACTTACATCCCCTAAATTGTTATTTTTAAAACAAATGTTTGCATATATTGTAAAACATCTGTTTGGCTTTGTCAATATTATAATCAATAAATCCCTTTTGCTGTCCCATTAGTTGGACACACTTGTAGAAATATAATATAACTTACATAATTTTACAAAATGTTGTAAAATTATATTGACATCATATACAAAATGTTGTATTGTTTACTTGTGTTTATGTATCACATAGCACAAATCCAGAAAGATTATTAGGAGGGAAAGAATATGGATTTTGTTGACCAGGTTAAACAATTTTCCAGACGAGTTGAAACAATGAAAGACGGTTTAGAAACAGAAGAAGCTACAAAAATGTCACTTATAGTGCCATTCTTCTCTATGTTAGGATACGATGTATTTAATCCGTCGGAATTTGTTCCGGAATTTACAGCTGATGTAGGCATAAAAAAGGGCGAAAAGGTAGATTATGCAATCGTAAAAGATAATCAGCCTATTATATTAATTGAAGCCAAGTGGTGTGGTGAAAAGCTTGAAAAACACGATTCACAGTTGTTTAGGTATTTTGGCACCACCATGGCAAAGTTTGCAGTGCTGACTAATGGCGTAGTGTATAGATTCTATACAGATTTAGAAGAGCCTAATAAAATGGATAAGACACCATTTTTGGAAATTGATATGCTAAATTTAAAGGACGCACAGATAGCTGAACTTAAAAAATTCCAAAAGTCAAATTTCAATATAGACGAAATTTTCAGTACAGCTTCAGATTTAAAGTATTCAACTGAATTTAAAAATATATTGGCGAGAGAGTTGCAAGATCCTAGTGACAATTTTACTAAATTATTTTTAAACGAAACATATTCAGGAAGACAAACTCAGAATGTAGTTGATAAGTTTAAGCCTGTACTTAAAAAGGCTTTGAATATCTACATTAACGAACTTATGAACGATAAAATTAAATCTGCGTTAAATAGTGAATCTTCTAACGATAAAAGCAACGAAGAAGAGCCGGTGGATGCCGAAGCTGCGGACGAGGATAAAGCCGGTGCCGAAAAGAAGATAGTAACTACGCCGGAGGAGTTAGAGGCATTTTTTATTGTTAAGAACATTTTAAAACAGGTTCTCCCTATTGAAGATATCACATATAAAGATACTGTATCCTATTTCGGTGTACTTTACAAAGATAATCGTAATAAATGGATATGCAGATTTGTTTTAACTGATAATCGTAAATTCTTAATTTTGCCGACAGCTGATAAAGGCAAAGAAAAAATTCAGATAAACGAAATCTACGACATATATAACTATGAACAACAAATTTTAGAGATTGCAAAAACAATTGCAATTTAAGGGAGAGGAGAAGATAGTTAATTATGAAAGAATGCCCTAATTGCAAACAATTAAACGGAGATAGCAGGACGAGCTGTTTCCAGTGTGGAGCAACCCTGCCAAAGCCAGTTTTTACCGACGAGGAAAAAAAGACAACGGCGTCACGAATCACTAACAGTGTTCGGAAAAATTCAGATAAAATAAAAAATATGGCAATGGCAGTTGCTATTATAGGAATAGTGTTGGGTATAATAGGCGGCTTTGTTTTTCAAATTCAGGAGATACACACTGATACATACACTGATATAACTATCGCAAGCCACTCCTTTAATTGGGCTTTATGTATAAGCACAATTGTTGGAACAATATGCTTTACAATATTGCTCATGGCTATGTCATACATTGCGAGTGCTATTGAGAAAAAGCAAATATAAATTTAAAATAAAAAAAAGACCGCCCCACCCTGCTGGAACAGGATAGGACGGCTACCACACGGGTGCGTGGTACATCATTCAAGAACAAATATATTGTACCACACCCACGGATAAGTTACAATATCTTACCGTGGAATTTTTGCACCCTTTTTACAAAAAAGGAGGTACATTTTTGAAGTGTATAAATAAACGCTGTAACAGAGAGCTGCAGCCTGATTTTAAATACTGCCCATATTGTGGCAAAAATCAATCATCTAAGCCGAATAAGGCGGCTAAGAGGGCAAACGGTACAGGAAGTATATATTACCGTAAGGACAACAAGTCTAAGCCCTGGGCGGCTGCCAGTACAGTAACAGGTATACAAATTTATCTCGGAAGTTTCGCAACAAGAACAGAAGCCGCAAGAGCATTACAGGAATATGAGTATAACCCGGTAACAAGCTATAATATCACACTAGAGCAGCTGCACAGAGAGTGGCAGCAAGTAGCTTACAAGAACCTGGGAATATCTGTACAGCAAAACTATAATGCTGCCTGGACTAAATTAAAACCTTTATATAACCGTAAATTCAGGGATTTACGCACAGGTGAAATGCAAGCTGTAATAGATTATTACGAAGCAGCTCATCATGAGGTTGGCGCAGGAGGAAGGCTGAAATACATAAACAGCAAAGGCAAAGGCACTTATGTCGATACAGGCACTCCTAAAATGTGCGAGGGCTTAAAATTTTCAGCACTGCACAAGCTCAAATGCCTTTTAACCTCAATGTATAGCTATGCTCTAAAAAATGACATCGTAAATAAAAACTATGCTGAATTTATCGCTCTTCCGGAGCGCGGCGGAACGAATAAATCACGCTTTACCGATTTACAGCTTGAGACGGTAAGAAAGAATATCGGCACAGTACCATATGCAGATTACATATACTGTATGTGTTACCTAAATTTTCGTGTATCCGAATTTCTAGCTCTAACTGCCGACAGTTATCACTTGTCAGACAATAACATACCTGTGTTTATAGGTGGTGGCAAAACCGATGCCGGAACAGACAGGCTTGTACCTGTACACCCGAAAATACAAAATATTGTTGCCGATTGCTTAAATCGTAACGGAAATACTATCTTCTGCGGCTCTGATGGCAAAGCAATGACTGCAGACCATTTCCGGAAATACTGTTTTTACCCGGCTATCAGGCAAATGGGCTTGCCGGAGGAATTAACCCCTCACAGTTGCCGCCGTACATTTAGCACGCGTATGAGTGCTGCCGGTGCGAGGCAGGAAGATATTATAGCTCTAATGGGCCATACAAATTTTGATGTTGATATTAACCATTACATTAACCAAGAAACAGACACTCTATATAAAGCTATCCTTAAAATGGCGTAAGACCGGCACCCTTAATGGGTGCTTTTTTATTGCAAAAATCTGTAGTAACCCTGTAGTAACCGCAAATAAATGTAACTAAATATAACTAAATTGTAAAAATCAAAACGCTGTCATACAAGCAGCAAAAAACCGCATAGACAAGCCAAAAGCAGCTTATCTATGCGGTTTATAATTGGCTCCCCCAACTGGGCTCGAACCAGTGACATCATGATTAACAGTCATGCGCTCTACCGACTGAGCTATGGAGGAATATCGGTATATTGTATTTTGCTGTCTGTATTAATATATGCAAACAGCGGTATAAAATACACAAA